AGCGCTATTCCGAATTCCTGCAACTAACGTGAACTCATTAGCCATTAGTTCCCCCTAAACGAGCATGCCCTTACGAGAATGTCCGTTGTGTCGCTTAGATTGGCAACCCAAACCTCAATATAGTCATTTTCGGATAAACTCGGCTGAAAAGGTATCGTTGCCGTGACGGGTGATCCTGCGGAAGTTCTGACAGGCAACTCAAACCCCTGAACAACACCATTTATAGCGATCTTAACCGCTAGATCCTTATTTGCGCCGGAAACAGGCTCCATTGAAACGGCAATGTCTGCTGGGAACTGGAAATCCTGAACAACATTCGATGTCACTCTTCCGGTATTATCTGTCGTGAATCCGTTGGCATGATCTTCACTGAATGTATCGCCAGAGTTAACCTTTACATATGTGCCCGCAGTACTTATGGTAGTGTCGTTTGTTGTGTTGTTCTCAAACCCAACCAGAAAATCATTTCTCGAGTCAGCAATAGGAACATTGCCCAAGAACGTCCATCTAGCATCGCCCGCGTTAACGTTAACGAGATTGGTGCCTCCGGTATTATCTATCTGGCACCCTTCGACATAAAACCGCCCCGTCGCAGAAACATTGTCAGAATTTGCAAGCCCAGAGATAAAGGTGGTTCCTGCTGGTAGATTACATGCGACCCTGCTAATAATTCCCGACTGGAAAACACAAGAACCCAGATCAAAAATAATTCCACTCGTCGGTACAATTCCCGCTGAAAAGTAATTAAACGATCTACAGGTGCCTGAGCACGTCACGGCTGAAGAGGTGAAAGGGATAATGGTTACATTGCCAAACCTTGCAGCCCAGTCCGTACCTGACAGGTCAGCAAACCGATCACATAAAACGGTGCAATTATCCATTCTTAGAACTTTTAGCGATGTCGTAGAAAACTCTACAACTCGCGCACCCGTCGCCGTGGCCGAAATGGTTAAATCGCGGATAACGCACGGGTTATCGTTTGATGTAAAGAGCGTGGATGACCCTGTGTACGTTAGCGATACCGCAACAGAGCCTATACCCTCCACAATGGTATTGTTACCCATCGTAAACCGATCGGTTCCAATATTTATATCAGTAAACAGCGTGTAAACAGTGCTCGAGGCTAGAGGGCGCACACCCGCAACAGCATCAGGAAAATCGGCAACAGAAAATATAGCCACCATTTTGCTTGCTGGGTTTATTGCGGCCTCGTAAAGCTCGGTAAAGTTCGCCTCAGCTTTTGTGAAGGCGTCAAAAGGCGTATCGCCCTGGTCGCCATTTTCAGGCCCTATATTGAAATATTGCTGAGGCATTAAAATATACTCTTATCAATCGTTATAAGTGAGGTATCAATCGTCCATCCCGTCGAGTCAATGGTGAATGGCTCGGGGTTAAGCCTGTACTCAATTTCGGCCAATCTAGCGTTTAAATCAGACACTTCAACAGTCTGCGAAACCTTATCTTCTGACCCACCAAGACGCCGATACGATTGCTCTAAATACCTTTCAACTTGATCTAGGTAGTTATTAAAGGCATCACCAAACTCAACAAGGTTCCCGCCTTCATCTCTGTATTTTAAACCCTGAACCAGCTCGCGTCTTGGCCGAAGCTTTTTAATTAAGAATGGTGAGTTAATCTGGCTCATTTACCAGCCTCCCGAATCCATGCGCCCGCTGAATAGATAGCAAAATCACAATTATCTGTGCATCTTACCTTTACGGTCATATCAGTGCAGTTTGCATTGGTAGAATGCCGTATTTCTTGCTGGTATTCGCATTCTCGGCCTAGCTTATACCATGCCGCATCACCAAATTTAACGCCGTCTGTGCTCATCTCAACCTCAACTTGCGGGTCGACCTCTATTGGGGCACCAACGCCTGTACCCATTGAGAACTCGATAGCGCTAAACTGAACTCGTTGACGCGGCTTACCCAATTGCTCGCCGCTCAACGGCCTAGCTATACGCTCTCTAGCCATTAACACGCCATCATTTTGATATACAGAGGGTGACAACTCGAGCAAATGGCCGTCACGGTTATGACCGACAACTATTTTCCCGAAAAGCCTAGCAATTGAGTTGCCGATATATCGCTTTTCGTCTTTATCGTGGTCTAACTCAGACCAAATTTCCGTTTGTTGCGAATACATCCACACCTTTCCTTGCGATGGAAAGTGCCACTGAATGAAGTCTTGAGCGCCAAACGCAACATGGAATACACGGCAATCTGAAATATTCGAATAGTCTTGAATCGCTCTTGATACAGCCGCATCACCTATCTTTCTGGTCTGAAAGTTGGTCATTTGATATGGCTCGCCATCAGACCCTAAAAAGTAAACAGCTTGAGAGGTGCTTGATACCGCGTCCACCCCTGCTAACCCTGTGTCTTCTTGAATAACCCCATCCATTCGCTCAACAGGCGGGATGCCTGAAGCCGTATTTTCCCAAGGCTCAACAGTCAATTCAGAGAAGTTAAGTACAAATTGGTCAAAAACATACGACCTCAGCAGGTTATCACTGGAGCTATCAGGGCTAAAGCTATTACCGGCAATAACAGAGGTTAAGCCGGGCGTCGATATGTAAACCCGCCCATTTGTCGCAGTGTATATAAACTGGTTGTTTAGATAGCTAACGGCGGTAGGGGTGAAACTTAGTGATATTGTTGATAGGGTAGTCCCGTCATACGAATACGCGGCATTGCCGCCGACTATTACTAGAACAACGCCATTGTCCGCAAAAGATACTTGATCACCTCCCGCAATACTTCCAATTGATGTTTTGGTAAACGACGAATTAAAGCTATATAGCGTAGAGCCTGAAACTTGGTAGCCTAAGCCCATGAAAGTCTTTTCGTGTATACCCCTATCAAATTCTCTCGCCGCACCCGTCGTCAATCTATTAAGCCCATACCATGATTTTAAGACAGCATCAGCCCTTCCGGCTTTGGTTGTCTCAAGATACATATTTAAGGTTCTTTGTTGCGATAAGGGCTTGGAGGCATCTTTGTATGACCCCCCAACAATGGGGTACGCTATTTCTGTGAATGCGCGGGAACGGGGCACAAGCTATTTGCCTTTCTTCTTTCGGCCTTTGCCGTAGCATTTCATAGGCATTATGGCGTCACTCCTTCAATTCGCTGTACTGGATTAGGGCCATACCTGCCGCGCCTATCTTGCTTGTTTGCGCCAGCTATAGCGTTAATGAATTGATCGTAATAGTAATTCGCTGTTTCTTCTTCCGCGCCAAACTTATGACAGTAAGACAAAATGCCGTACAGGTAGATCGACGGAAAGTTAGCCAAAACAGTGTTTGTTGCGTTCGTACCCGAGATGATACCGAAGCGCCTAAAATACTGCATCTCTATCGTGTAATCAGAATCAGGCACGCGGTCAAATTCAAGCTGAGATGTGACCGTGAAATACCGAGGCATTCCAGAAGAGCCATTAATGCTCAATTGCTCTGGGGTCATGTATTTTATGTCGTGATCCCTCAAGGCGGCATTAATCTTTAATCGCCTCATCATCAAGAACCCATCAGGAAGCGCCATAAATCGGCTATCTGTTGGCGCAGAAGCGGTAGACCTAGTTTCCATCTCTCGAATACGCAAAGGTGTGACAGAATTCGCGTAGACGTCTTTGTCTGCAATAGATAAAGCTTCATCGAACACATTCAAAGCAATGTCGTTTCGGCCTACCATCCGAACAACAGCCGCTTTTAAGTTGTCATAACTGTCGAGAGCCATCTAAAGCTTGCCGCCTTTAAGTCTCAGAAATTTGTTATCAGGGTCATTCAGCTTAGCAATAAGCCACTTTCGATTGTGCTTTGCTAATGGGTTATCCCCTAGCTCATCTGTCCATTTCTGGATTAGAACATAAGGTATCGCCGCCACTGGATGATAGTTTGCATCACGATAATGCCCCGTATCTTCGGCACGCATATACTTTGCAAAATCCAAGGTTTTCTCAACATCCTGAGATGTCTGGATAACAAAACCCTTATCAGTTTTGTGAAACGTTTCGGTTATGCCTGTAACAGGATCATAATCAAAGAATCTACCGGCCATACTATGCCTCTAAAGGTAAGTCCCGCGTCACGCATTTATTGCGCTGGTAGTGGGCTATCACAACAGGAGGAAGCGCTACCACTTCACCTGCTTTTATTTTAACAGGGTTCGGGCCATCAAGTGAATCAACTTCAGGATCACAGTTAATTGTGCGAAGTACCAAAACTTTCTCTCGGCGCATTCTAGTTTGATCAGTCATAAAAACCTCAAAAAGGGGCCGAAGCCCCCATTATTACGAAGTGGTAAGGTCAGCAACAATGCCGTTTGCAGCCTCTTGGCGACACTCTAAAGTAGTCTCCCAGATAATCTGCTTACGGTCAGTATCACCAGTTTTAGCTAGGTCATAGCTGGCAATCGAACGAAGGTCAGCAAGCGCCCACATATCCATATCAAGGATAAGCGCAGATCGCGCACGCTGGAAGCGGTTAAATTCGATCTCAAGATCACCGAAGTCAGAACGATACACGAATACAGCCTGTGAAAGAACTTGCTCCATGCCGTCAACACGCCGAGGTGCATTACCTGTAAACGCTGACATTGCCTGCTTGTTAAACGAGCCGACCATAATCTTAGTTGGTTCGCCACCTGCATCAGCAATAGACGCCAGAACAGGGTCAAGCAGAGTATCGGTAAACGCTCGCTGTGTGCCGTCTGTGCGGGCATCCGTACCATCGCCCGTAGGATCAGCACCGCCGCCACCAAGAGAGGTGTTAGTAGCAATCCACGATTCAGCACCTGCCATTTCACGCGCCGTGGTGTCATCACCTGCAACTTTTGCGTTATTGGCTAACAAGGATGACTCAAGATCACGCTTGATCTCTTTCATCCGCTTGGCCACCTGATAGTCCATCTCATCACCTCGCCCAGCGGAATCATTTGATCGCTGAGTGCCGGTAACGCGGGGAACCTTATCAAGAATTTGCGTGTAGTTTCCAAGGCGCACAGTCGGAGTAGATGCGTCTGTTGTTGCATCGTCGCCTTCAATAACAGCATTACCACTTGACGCTGCCGCTAGTGAATCTGTTTGCCATTCGTGGTTTGTAGCTGTTGCTACAGATTTTGCAATCCCCGTCATAAATGGGGTTGACGTTGGGGAGATGTCATGAATAACATCTGACAAGTCTTCGCGGTTGCCTACCGCATCGTATGAACTAAAGGTATCAGCTGGTTGTGGCATAATATCACCTATTTCGTTTTGCTTTCATAATCGCAACAACGTCATCGTTGCTTTTCCCACCAGACGCTTTTAATCGCTGTCTAGCTTTGTCAGCCTCTTGACTTGTGCGCTTAATCGGCTTTTTGGATTTAACGGTTTTAGGAGCAGACTTAACTTGCTTGCGAACAACCTCAACACTCTCATCGAGCTTATCACTCTTCATTGCTTTATGAAGAATAACCCAGAATCGATGATCTGTGATATTACTAGCTTCCTCTTGAGTGATACCAGAGGCATACGCATACTCATACATAGACTCGATATCCTTCTGCCTTACTTCGGGGTCTTTCCACTTATCGCCCATTACGGTCAATAGCTTTTGTGACTCCGATGCAAGCTGCTCTTGGCGTTGCTTCTGCACTTCAGCCTTCATTTTAAGCTGAGCATCCGAAACGGCCTTTTTGCGAGATTCAACTAGCTCTTTCTGTCGCAAGTACTCGGATGGATCGGTTTCCCGAAGGTCATCCCAATCAATGTCCTGCTCTTGTGTTTTAACAAGCTCGTTTAACTGTTGAACCATCGAAACATAATTTTGCTTCTCAACTTCAACTGTCTGCATGATTTGCGCCTTTTCGGTTTCCCATGCTTTGCGCTCATCTGCCAACTTGCTTGTTTTCTTGTAGTAATCTTGGCCTTTCTCGAAGTTTTCGACCAGCTCATCAATGGTTACGTCTAATTCTTCACCGCTTGCTTTAACGCGGTAAGTTTCAACGGCCTCTTCTTCGCTATCGCTGACTTCTTCTTGCTCAATATCACCATCAGCTTCAACAATCTCTTCCTCGACTGCTTCCACTTCTTCCGCTTCATCGGTTGACTCAATAGGTGCCGAATCTTGCTCTTCGCTTGTCCTTCTAGCTTGGAGCCTTTCTACTACGTCGCTTTCGCTTAAACTAGAGCCTTCAAGGTTATCTAGCATTGTGTTACCTCACAGATTTTAATCTATTTTGGTCGTCTTGCACTTTACGTGCCATATTACCTGTTGTGATGCATTTTTCAATGTAATTTTGATTTACTTCAGCATCTCGATACATTCTCCAAATAGCTTCTCGCTTTCGAACCTGAAACCACTTCGTGCTGGCCCACATATCAAACAGCCGCGCCTTGTTAGCCGTGATAGCCTCTTGATATATCGGGTTTTCAAACACTTGTCTAGCTAATTCGCCTCGGTTTATCTCATTGTTCATTAAGTCCAGCTCCAGATATATCGGTGTTGTGCTCTAATTCCATCTCAGCAACCTTAAGGAATACATCGGTTTCACGATCCTTGTTTTCCTGTGCAACCTCTACCGCTTTCATTTGCTTCTCAAACTGGTACTTCATTTGATCGCGTGCAATAGAGCCTTGCTGTTTAACCTTCTCAGCCTTGGACAGAGGATCTTCTAGCTGTGCCATAACTTGTTTCAATTGCTGTTTAAGCAACTGATTCTCAGCAAATAGAACCTGATCAGGCCGCTCTGGGTCATTAAAGTATCTATCAGGCTTATGAAGACCGGACGCTTTAATAATCTTCTCTAGCGTGTTGTAAATCTTCTTATCATCCGCAAGGGTAGAACCTATTTGCTTCTGTTGTAACTGCAAATTATAGATAGATGCTAGTGTTTCAAGCGTCTTCTCGTTATCACCTGCGCCAGTACCAACAACAACAGTCACAGGATGATCGTATTGCCACTGGCTAGGGTCGACCGTGACCGTGCGACCACCAACATATATTTGCTGCGGCTCGTCCTGATACTCTCGCAAGTACCATTCGGCACCCTCGTATAGATCACGCACAATCGTTTCAGCAACATTACGCACAACCAGCTCTATTTTAGCTTGCCCTGCGCGCTCTACGCCCTCAAAACGTGTGGCCGTCTCTTTGTGTAGAACGTCAGCATCAAGCCCTTGAGAGCTTAAATGTGTGCCTGTGCGCCTAGTCTGCAAGGAATCCATGTACTGGATAACCTGAAGCGCCTTGTCGCCTATGTACGGCGTCTCAAGAGGTAGAATATTTCCAGCTATCGCGCCATTAGCCCTAACTATGCGGTTAGGCCGCTGGGTTAACATATCGTCAATCTCTACGACATCGTCGTTAACCACATGCCCGGGGTTATTAACTGAATAGATGTTATCTAGCATGTTGCGGGTCAATACGGACTGTACTCGCTGCGTAGTCTTGCCTTGCTCGCCTCTCGACTTGCCCACCATATTCATAGGCATCAATAACGCTGAGCCTATAGCATAAGGAACATGATCGAAAGGCTCATTTACCAGAACCTCTGATCCCACCTTAATCACGTGTCGCCGCTCAGGTATCCCATCTTCATCAAAGTCAACCTTGGCATACACATCGACACCTTGAACCAGCTCATTAACCCAATGATCAATAGAATCACTCTCTTCTGTGTCGCCGCCTTGCCGCTTATATCGCTCCTGCTTGGCTGAACTATTTTCATCTGGCGTTGAAGCCGGCAGAGACCGAATCAAATCTTCATTAAACCCCTCGGCAATCAAATCACCACGAGACTTCCTGAAACGCTTACCAACGATGTCCGCGTCGTCTTTCGACTCTGCATTACGACTTAGAATAATGTCTTCATTTGCTATATTCTCAATGAAGAAATCTTGGCTGCCTTTGGTTATTCGGACTTCAATCTCTAGCGATTCGCCACCCTCTTCACCGGCGGCAGTAATATCGACCCGGCTTACATCGGGCTCGCCTTCAATCTTTTCTTTAAGCTTGGCCAGCTCTTCAATGCTACCAACTTCACGCGTTATCGTGCTAACTCTGCGGTCGTCACGAATACCGTATTCAAGGATGCCCAACAATTGAATCTCAAGCTGTTTGAGTAAGCCGTGAAACTTACGGTAGAAGTCTTTTGAATTATTTATCACATGAGGGATGTAGATGTTTTTCTCTTCTACTTCCTGAATGTCTTTGCCCGTTAAGGGTGTGAACTCGGCCACCGTATTACCAGACAAGAACACGCGAACCAGTGAAGGCATGTCAGATTCAACGATATCGGCAACATCACTTGTAACCACTTGTGACTGCCCTTCAATCTCATCACCAAAAGGCTCGGACTGATAATATTGGAAAAGGGTCTCGTTATAGCTATTAAAGTCACCCGACTCGGTCACGCTGTCCCGTTCGGCTTGATCGATTAGAGCCGCCAACTCTCTTTCTGTCATCATGCTACATATGCTCTCGGGTATTTGATCGGCTTGCGCTTACTTCTAAGCTTACCACTGTGCGCAAACGTCATCATTAACGCATCCGCCATGTTGGGAGACCGCTCCATCTCTTGCTTAGACTCTATCTGAATCTGATTTTTAGAGAATCTACCACGTTTACGGTTAATTCTACACAATTCCAAGCGTAACTGGCTCAAATCTTGTATGTCAGAGCTTATACTGATCATTTCAGACGGATCAATATACTCACCTTTAACGACTGATCGATACGTATTCTCAAACCTCTCGCGCAATGCCCAATAATACTGAGCGCGCCGATTAAGAAAAGCCTCTTTATTTAATACTGAATCTTTATACATTGAATCTGGTTGTGCTGGAGCCATACCACCACTGAAGCCCTCAACTTCTAACTTTAAATTTCCAAGCCTTTCTTTGAGGTCAACTTTAACTGCCGTTCCCACTCCCACCGAGTCATACACCAGAAATTGCGCTTTCTTTTCTTCGGCATAGTTAAAGGCTTTTTTAATCGCATCGGAAACATCTCCTTCTGACCACTGAATACAATCGTGAACCACTGAGCCATGCGCATAACATAACGCCTTTTCATCTGGCCCAATATCCGCAGGATCAAACCCTACTGACTTAAACCCTTTAGCTTCCCATCCTTGGTTTTTATGAGCATCGATAGCCGCGCTAAACCACTCTGGCTTGATTACCGAGTCTTCATAATTGCCTCGCGGTTCGCCTTCCCATATCCATAAGTATTTTTTGTAGTCACGCTCCCTACACTCTTCCATCTCTCGACGAAGCTCATCAGGAAACCAAGGATTATCTTGGTATCCGACCTTGACGCTTATAGAATCTTTAGGGGGCTCAACAACAAACTTTTGGTAAGTTGGGTCTAGCTCATCATATGGATTGAAGGTTACTAAGATTTCAGAACCGGGCTTACGAATAGTAGGAATCAGAATATCCCAACTTTCCTCCGTAATGCTTTCGGCCTCTTCGCACCAAACCTTATCAACGCCTTCCATCGACTTGATTTTGGTTACGTTGTTCTTCAACCCTTCAAAGATAAACTCTGTGCCATTCTGTCCTATAATCGTGTCTCGCTGTATCTCATAGAACTGAGCAAGGCCCATGCGGTCTATCTGGCTTGATAGTACCCTATGGACTGAATCGCGTATTGACCCTTGGAATTCGCGAGTACACAAAAATAATAACTTTTCCTGCATCCCGCTTACTAAAAGATACTGAGCGATAGCCCATGACTTAGCGCCGCCTCGACCACCATAGAATACTTTGTAGCGGCTAGGATTAAATAAGGGCTTAAACTTACTTGCTATCTGGAGCTTCACAATCGACAAACTCGATCTTGATAGACTTTAGGCTTCCGCCTTCCCCTCCACCATCCATTGATAGCTCTGTGCTCTTGAGATCAGACAGGTATTTATTAACGAGCTTCAATCTTGCGTCTGTGGCGTATTTGAGAGCATTTAATTCGGTAGGCTCCATTGCGGCACCCAGCTCTTCCATTTTTTTAATATTATCAATAGCTTTTTCAACTAGCTTCTGCTTGCTTAGCATCTCTCTAAGCGCTTCTTGCTTGTTCTTTCTTGCTATTGCTGCTCGTGTTGCTGCCATGCGTCAAAGCCTCTCGGTTGTCTGACTATTGTTGAGACCATATTGTATTTGTGTTTTGAATATTATTCCAGTTTTCGGTTTGATCTTGGCTTGCTGCCCATAATGAGTTGTTATCAGCTTGATCCACCCATGCCGATACTTGATCTTCGGCATCACTCCACAATGAGGTATCTAGCTCGCTTACCGTCCAAAGTGATTGATTGTCTTGCTGATCTTGCCATACGTCCAGCTGATCTTGCTGCGCCACCCACGACCCAATACTTTCTGGTATTTGTGACCATGATGCGCTTGAGTCATTAATAGCCATCCACGACGATATAGATACCTGCTGATCTATCCAGTTTGCGGGGCTGTCATCTATAACAACCCACACACCCTGATCAATAGACCCGCCACTAAATGTTAATCGACCGTAATAGCTAAATATCATGCCGGATCAACCGAGTTGATAGCGTCCCTTTCACCAGTAGCAATAACGCCACTCCATGCCACCGTCGCGTCGTCTTCTTCGTAAACAGTTATCGTATTAGCAACAGGATCAACTACAACCCTATTTCGATTTGCTCTGAGCGCATCCCTGACAGTTCTTCCGCCATTAGACCCGCCTGAAAGTGTCCTGTTTAGAATAGCATCCGCAGCTTGAGCGCCGGTTATGTTATTCAGCGCCGCTATATCCGAAATAATCTGAAGTTGGTTCGCTTCGGTAGCATCACCGCCACCGCCTATATTGCCGCTTATCTGCTCTAGTGAATCCGTAGCTG